CAAGAGGGGGTGAGCGATGACCAACGATAACGGCCTGCCGTATCGGGTCGGCGACCCGGTGCGGATCACCAACCCGGCGCTGCCCGAGTCCGGCGTTGCGGGTCTGGTTGAGCGCACAGTTAGGCGTCTCGCTTGCCTGCTGGCGGGCCACAACAAGTACCGCGTAGCACGGCAGATGAACCCTGGCGCGCGCAAGGTGGTGTGTGGCCGCTGCGGCGGCGCATGGGGCATGCATGACGCGACGCGCGCCTTTGTGCCGTGGGACGCCGATCTTGAGGCACTCTATGCGCCCGGCGGACCGCTGGACCCGGCGCACTACAAGGGGTGACGGCAATGACCAACGAAGAATCGAAGGCGGTGCTTCTGCCGGACTGGATGCGAGAATGCCTGAATACGCCGAACGATCGAGCTGAACCGCCGCCGTAGGCGGTCGGTTCGAGCGAGGGGTTAGGCGTGTGGTAGAGAAACGAGAGGAACTATGAGTAGCGACTATGGACACCTTGCGCAAGTGCGCGACCGGGCGATGGACGAGCCGCACCGCCCGCAGAAGCTTGTGAATGTGCGACTGGACTACCTGGACGCGGTGCTGAAGCACTACGTGGCGGTAGTGACAGAGTGCGTCGACCAGAAGGGCGAACGCGCCGTGCTTGCTGGACTGCTGCGCGACTGCGACGCGGTTCTGGCGACCATTGAAGCCGACGACGGCGACGAGGCCGAGAAGGTGCGTGACCTGCGTATGGCGTTGGCGTATGCGCTGGACCCCTACAAGCGCGAAGGAACCCTGCTGTGATTGACTTTGACAAGGCGACGGCCTACGCGAACGCGCTGGACAGCGACATTGCCGCCGAGCCGTGGAAACAGGTGCGCGACGGCAAGCTGTGGCGCGGCTACGCGGGCACGATTTACGGTTGCCCGGTTGCCACCGACAACGGCGCGACATTCGACTCGCGGGCCGATGCGCTGGAGAACGCGCGCTTGTTCCGCGAGCAGTGCCGCGAGATTTGCCGGAAGGCAAATGGTGGCGCGCCTGAACACGCCTAACCCAGAGTTCACCGGCGCCCACTTGTGGGCGTCCGCGTGCAACGTAGTGTTAGGCGGCACACGATAGAAAGGAATTGAGATGGCAGAGAAAGTAGTGATTGGAAACGCGGAGCTGTGGCTTGGGGACTGCCGCGAGGTTTTGCCCTTGCTGCCGCATGTGGCGCTGGTGCTTACAGACCCACCGTATGGGATAGGTATTGACGGGCAGAAGCAAAGCACGAACCGCAACCCGAAGCACAACAGAAAGGCCCACGACTTCCTTGGGTGGGACAATGAGACGCCGGAGCGCCTTGTTTTTGAACTGATGCGATACAAGAGCGACGGCCAGATTGTTTGGGGAGGGAACTACTTCACGGACAAGCTGCCGCACCCGACAAAAGGCTGGCTGTTTTGGGACAAAGGCCAGCGCGGTTTGACGATGAGCGACGGCGAACTGGCGTGGACGAGCTTCGACTTCCCGACGCGCGCCTACACGCTGAACCGTGCCGAACTGGCGCAGGATGGCACCGAGCACCCGACGCAGAAGCCAGTGCGGCTGATGGCCTGGTGCCTTGGCCTGGTGCCGCAAGCGAAGACCGTGTGCGACCCGTTCATGGGATCAGGCACAACGGGCGTGGCGTGCGTGCGGCTTGGGCGCCAGTTCATCGGCATTGAGCGCGAAGAACGGTACTTCGAGATTGCCTGCCGGCGCATCGAGCAGGCTGCCGCACAGGGCACGCTGCTGGAAGAAGAAAGCAGCGTACCCGAACAAGGAACGCTGGTATGACGCGCCAGCGCTCTAACGCCTGAATTCAGCCGCCGCCGAAGGCGGTCGGCTGGAATGAAAAGTTAGCCTTCATGAATACGGAGAAAAGAGAATGAACCTGAACGAATACCTGATGAGCCAGCGCGACGAAAACGATCCGAAGGTGCGAGACGACTACTCATTCCCGCTGGCGAAGCGGATCGAATGCGAGGATGGGTTTTCGCTTTCGGTCCAGGCATCGCACGGCGCGTACTGCTCGCCACGAACGAACCTGGGGCCGTGGTTTCAAGTGGAAGTCGGGTTCCCGTCCGACGTTCCGACCGAGATCATGCACTACGCCGAGCAACCGGAGAAGCCGACCGAAACGGTTTATGGCTACGTACCGATTGAGTTGGTTGAAGAACTGATCGCGGCGCACGGCGAAGGAGGTAAATGATGGCTATTTCTAGACCGTAACAATCCGGGTCAATCGGGTTAATCAGTTAAGCCGGTCGATCCGGGTCAATCGGGTCAATCGTCGTCCATATCCGAAGTGTACCCCTTGACCAATTTCCGCTCGTAGCCTTTATCGTAGGCATACCTGTAGATGTAATCAGCGTGGCGCTGTTTTGCCCTGATGACCTTTTCCCGGTAGGTATTAAACATGGTCGGCAGGGACGGATTGATGGCCCACATCACCCGCTTTTTGTGGAGTTCGTTCTCCACCTGCACCACCCATCCTGCTTGTTCCAGCACCAGCATTGCGTCCAGGATCGCCTGATCTTTTTGCCAGTCTGTTTTCCCGTCGAGCGGACGACGTGCTGATTTTTTCAGGGTGCGCAGGTCGATGATTCGCGTATCCCCGCTGATCTGTATAATGTGATCAATCACCCACTGGTCGAAGCTGTTCGCAATCGTTCCGCCTACTTCACCCAGCGCGTATCGGTACGCCGGGATCACGTAGCCGCGAATCATGCTAACCATCCTGCGCACCACGTCGGCATTGACGGTTGGCGAAAATGGTGACTCGATGATATGCGTCAGCAAGATCAGGCGACCAGCCAACCCCTCCAGCTTGCCGAACGCCGTCATGTACTCGGGTCCGCTATCCAGCACACGCTCATCCTGCTTGGCATCCTCGTACCATCTCTGGAACTCACGGAACTCATCGAACGCCTCGGTTGATAGTCGATACACTTGAGGTGGAAGTGCATAGATCAGTCGCAGTGTGGTCTCCCATGCTGTCGCACTTGTCATGCACTCCGGGATCGGATTGCCCAGCTTGGTCTTGCGCCCGTGGAGCACGGCTGGGATGAACCGCTGCAACAGGCCATCCGCTGAAAGCGCTGCAACGTTCTGGCGGAACACTTGAGGTTGGATATTGCCGTAGATGCTCACGGCAAGATTGTCACAGTGGATCGACCCAGCGCCCACACGATCCATTTCGTAGTGCTCGGACTCGTAGCTGACAACCCACGCCGACCGATCCTCCCCGCTGGTCTTGTCGGTCAGCTTACGCACCCATGAGGCCATCTCATCGAGGTGACACAGCAGGCCACGGGGACGGTCGGCAGCCTGCCGCACCAGCTTCTGACTCGTGATGTCGGACACAGTGATTTTGAGCGGCACGGGTTGCGGCGGCATATCGGGCACCAGTGGTGCCTGGTCGCCGTCCAGCATTGCTTCAGGGCTGGCCGAGAACTCCAGAAACGCTTTTTTGGCTCTGGCGTATGCTGCCTCCTTGCCTTCCCATTCGAGCAGTTCCTTGCCGTACCGTGGCCGGTCGTCCGCCTCGATGTTCCTCAGTGGGGACAGCATTGGGCGTGATCCGGGGGACTTCTTGTCTGCCGGGTCGCCAAGTGTCATGAGCCAGAGCACCGGGGGCACACGGAACCCCGGCATGAGTTCCAGCCGGATGCGGGCATCGACTACCCCGCAGACAGCAGCCAGTCCGGCGAACAAGGGCACCATTGGATCACACCCCACACTTTCGCTGATCTCGCTCGACCGTTGACGCAGGATGGTGGGCCACAGATCAATGTGCATCTCGGGAGGCTTTGGGCGCAACCCGTCGATCACGTCAATCGGGTCCATGGTTGGAACATCGACACGATCGAACAGCATCGACGCATCGGGTAGAGGGCGGGTCCAGCCGTAATTCTTGGCGATGTGGAAGAGTGTCCCCAGCGTAACGGTTGTCGCTTTGTCGGACCGGAACGATTTCCACTGTGCCCGGATTTCCCGTTCCCCTGCGTACTTGAACTGAGCGGTCGATGACCATTCGTCCCACATTTGCAAGCCTTGTTCGAGTTGGCCGGTCTGGGTGCCGGCCCATTGCAGAGCCATGCCGACGGCTACCCATTCGTCGCGGGAGCAGTCGGCTGGTATGGCTGCAACCGCTTGCGCGATCTCATCCCACGATGCGTCAATCGGATCGCCCGTTGGGATTGTGCGCTCCTTGTCCAGCGCCAGCATCCCGCTCCAGAGGTCCAACAGCGCCTGCGGGATCACTGGCAGACGGGTCCAGTTACCAGCACCTGCCCAGCGATACGGCTGCTTCGTCTCGGGGTGGATGCTCGGAGGCAGCACGTCCTGCACCGTAAGACCGCCAGTCGTGGCACAGCGCAGCTCGTATACCGTGGCACCATCGTGCATGATCTTTTTACTCGGCAGTGCTGCACCGAAGGGCATCGAGTACAGCAGCTTCCCATGTCCGGGATTGCCTGATTCGATCACCACTGCGTCTGGCGCGTCATACAGTGCTCGCAGGTCGATGTTGTGCTCGGCCAGCAGTATCGTGGTGGTCGCCCAGTCATCGATGTCCAGCGCCATCGTGCCGCTGTACGCATGGGCGAGCCCAATGCCGTAGCCGTGGGGTAGATCGGTCTGACACTTGATGGCGTTTTCTTTGATGTTCCAACCGGGGGTGCGTGGTCCCTTGGTGCCGGTTGGGATCGGCACCAGGCTCCATCCGTGCCGGATGTATGCGTCAACGGATGCTGGGTGTTGTTGTACGGTTTGCAGCACTTGTATCTCCTGCGCGGGAGGGTTGTTGGGTGCCCCTCGGGGATCAGATCGCTCGATGTGGGCGAGCACTTGAGGGATAGCATACACAAATTTTTCAAAAATGTTTGACAATCGTAAATCGCTTGTGCAACACTGGCAACCATCGGATCAATGGAGCAACTCATGCACCAATCAAAGTCGAAATCAGCGTTTCTGGCCGTCCGAGTGACGGCGGAGACTCGTGCAGAATTTCACAGCAAGGCGTCGAAGTACGGGCAGCCGTCCGACGTGTTGCGTGAAATAATCGATGCGTTCGTGACAGACCGCATCGTAATCACCAAGCCCCCTGTAACCCATAAGTTGGAAGGACTGTACCACCATGAATGACTCAACGATTCAGATGATTGCCCAGGCCGTCATCGCCAACACCAAGGTAATCCAATCGCTGATTGACGCTCTCCCGCACGACGCCAAGGTGGCTGTTGCTGAGATTGCGTCACCAGCACCTGCACCTGCACCAGCGCCTGCACCATGCCGCCCAGCACCTGTAGCCATGCCAGCACCAGCACCAGCACCTGCACCATGCCAGCGCCTGTAGCCATGCCTGCACCTCCCGTGTTCGCTGCGCAGGTGCCGACACCGGCGCAGGGTTCCGCCGCACCATTCACCGATGTCAAAGGGATGATCGACTACGTGATGGGTGTCTACAGGGAGCTGGGTCCACAAAAGGGCGCTCAGATTCAAAACGTCCTGACTGGTCTGGGATACCAGAACATAAATGACGTGAAGCCGGAGCACTACAGTGCTCTGTTCCAGGGTGTTGAACAACTGAAGGTGGCATGACCATGAGCATCAATATCGAGAAAAATATCCCCATGCCGAAGAGAGCACCTTACGCACGACGGCGCGCCGAAAAGTACCCGGAGCTTCGACAACTTGAAGTGGGTGACTCGTTTATGGCGCCGATCGCCGACACGACGTTGCGGATGCACACCCGTCGCGTGACCAAGGAGATCGGCAGCAAGTTCGTCGTTCGCTCTGTAGTCAATGACGCGGGCGATGTGATCGGATCACGAGTCTGGCGCAAGTCATGAGCACCCACGCCCAACTGTCACCATCCAAACGACACCGCTGGGCATTGTGTCCCGGCAGTGTCAGGGAGGAGGCAAAGTACCCAGAGGAACGCAGCGGTCCTGCTGCCATCGATGGCACTCACAGCCACACGTTGCTGGAGCACTGTATCAAGGCGGGGCTCGCTGACCCAACCTTGATGGTGGGTGTCAGACTGATGGACGATGAGGGTGAGTTCGTAATCGATGCCGATCGGGCTGCTCGGGTCAAAATGGCAATCGAGTACGTCAAGAGTCGTGTGACCCAGCTCAACGGTATGGCTGAAGTCGTCCCGGAAAAACGTGTTGATCCTCAATGGTTCACTGGTAGGGACGATCTCAGTGGCACCGTGGACATCCAGATCATCGGCGGCGGTGTGCTGGAGATCGTGGATTACAAGGATGGTATGGCAGAAGTGCCCGCAGAAGGCAACTTGCAGCTTGAGCAGTACGCTCTGGGCAAGCTGGCAGAGTGCCGCAAGGGTCACAACGTGCCAGACCAGTACCCATGGTACGAGGTGCGCATGACCATCATTCAGCCGAAGTTGGCGCTGAGAGGTGGTACACCGATCACCACATGGACTGTTCCAGTGAGTGAGTTGTTGACCAAGATAAGCGTGCTGGTTGATCAGGCAAGGGCGACGGACAACCCCGATGCCCCCCTGATCCCAGGTGACAGTCAGTGCAAATACTGCCGAGCCAAGGGGGCTTGCTCCGCGCTGGCAGGCAACGTAATGAAGGAGATAGGCGTAATGTTCCAACCAATCGCAGATCAAACATTCGAGATCGCGCAGCAAAGCGCGGACAGAGACCCGGCAGTCATGAGCGACGATCAGATTCGTCAGGTCATGGAAGCCGCGCCACTGATGCGCCAACTCCTCGAAGCAGTGGAAAAAGAAGCCCTGCGTCGTTTGGAGGCAGGTCAGTCAATCCCCGGTCTCAAGCTGGTCAATGGTCGTGGCTCCCGCACTTGGGCGCTGCCCGAGGAGGAGATGGCCAAGAAGCTGGTGAAGATGGGCATCCCCAAGACCGCGATCTATGAGACAAAACTGGTTTCTCCTGCTAAGGCTGAAAAGCTGGTGTGGGAGAAGCGTGACGGCACCAAGGTGTCGCTCACCCCTCGTCAGATGAGTCGAATGGAGCAAGAGTACGTCAGCAAGATGGCTGGCAAACTCACCGTGGTCCCAGAATCTGACAGTCGTCCGGCTGTCGTCAAGAATGCTGCGCCGATGTTCAGCGTAGTAGAGGCAGCTCCCGCTGCCGAATCCGTGCCCTCGTGGCTGTCGTAACACTGAAAGGTAATCACCATGTCCGAAATCATTTATCTGTCCAATGTTCGCCTGTCGTTCCCCCACCTCGCTGAACCTCAGCGTCAGGTCAACGAAGCTACCGGCAAAGAGCGCATCTCGTACAATTGCGAGTTCATCATGCCGCAGGATCACGATGGCTTCATCCAGTTCATGCAGCGCTACGGTGCGATGGCGCTGGAGAAGTGGAAGGAGCACGCCCAGACCATCATGGGCATGATCCAAAACGACCGCAAACTGCGCTGCTTTGGTCGCGGGGAGGAGAAAATCAACAAGAAGACCTTCCAACCTTATGACGGCTACGCCGGTCATGTATTCATCACCAGTGGTCGTGACTCACCACCGCAGATGATCCAGGCCGACGGTCTACCTGTTGACCCAACCAACACGATGGCCTACCAGCAGCTTGCCCGCAAGATGTACGGTGGATGTCGTGTCAACGCCGCCATCAAGCCGTGGCTGCAAGAGAACAGGCATGGTCGCGGCATCCGTTGCGACTTGGTTGCCGTCCAGTTCGCTGGCGACGACACACCCTTCGGTGAAGGCGCTGTCGATGCGTCGAACCTGTTCGGTGCTGTGGCTGGTGCTGCTCCAGCGGGTTTCGCGCCTGCCGGTATGCCTGCTGCACCGTTCCCTGGTGCATCGGGTGGTATGCCGCCCTTCATGATGGGTGGTCAGTAATTGAATCGGGGGAAAGGGCTTGCGTGACCAAGCGCTAGGGCTTCGGGAGCTTCCGGTGGGACTGCTGTGCGACTCAGCGGTTCGGGCCTGTTGGGAAACCCTTTCCCCCACCTACCTTGTAAGGAGTAACGGTAATGATTGAATTGATGCACGGTGATTGTCTGGATGTGATGCGCGATATGTTGTCGGAGGGGTCGGTGGACCTGACTGTCACAAGCCCGCCATATGACAACCTGCGGACCTACAACGGCACCCTGAACGACTGGACGCCGGAGAAATGGCAGGCAATCATCCGCGAACTGTTCCGCGTGACCAAGCAAGGCGGCGTGGTCGTGTGGATCGTGGGCGATGCCACGATCAATGGCAGCGAGACGGGAACCAGCTTCCGTCAGGCTTTGTATGCGATGGAGTGCGGGTTTAATCTGCATGATACGATGGTGTGGTGCAAGCCCAACCCAATGCCTGGCGGCTCGTTCGACCAGTATCAGGCAGCACACGAATTCATGTTTGTCTGGAGCAAGGGCAGACCGAAAGCAGCCAACATCCTCAGAGAGCCGTGCAAACACGCCGGAGCCACTGGCGGGCGAAAGGGTTCATCTGGTGTCAACGGATGGAAGGCTACAGGAGGGGTGAGGATTGTTCGCGATACCAAACGGCGGCCCAATTTCTGGCTAGTATCGACGTCTGCGAATGGCAAAGGTCATCCCGCCGTATTCCCCGAAGCCCTGGCCCGCGACCACATCCTAAGTTGGTCCAACGAAGGCGACACGGTTCTTGACCCGTTTCTCGGCTCAGGCACGACGGGCAAGATGGCGATCCTTGAAGGCCGGCGCTTCATCGGCATCGAGCGCGAACCCAATTATTTCGACATTGCCCACCGCCGCATCGAGGACGCGCTGGCGAAAAAGCGCATACATGACTCCATTGATTTACCGGACTGGCTCAAATGAGTAACGACTATGTGTTCGACATTGAGACATACCCCAACGTCTTCACGTTGGCCGTGGAACACGCTGATGCCCCGCTGCGCTGGATGTTCGAGATCAGCGACTGGCGCAACGACAGCCGCGACATCATCGCGTTCCTCCAGCATCTCAAGCAGACTGACGCCCGCATGGTGGGCTTCAACAACCTCGGGTTCGACTACCCGATACTGCACATGCTGATCCGCATGGGTCACAGTGATGCCAAGACGTTGTACCAGAAGGCGCAATCGATCATCGCATCACAAGATGGTGATGAGAGTCGATGGGTACATCTTGTCAAATTGACCGACCAGTTCGTGACGCAGCTCGATCTGTTCAAGATTCACCACTTCGACAACAAATCTCGCTCCACCAGCCTCAAGGCGCTGGAGTTCAACATGCGTGCCGACAACATCGAGGATTTGCCGTTCAAGGTTGGTACCGTACTCACTCGGGAACAGGTCGAAGTGCTCAAAAAGTACAACCAGCACGACGTGAGCATGACCAAGGCGTTCTATCATAAGAGCCTTGATATGATCCATTTCCGCGAAGAACTCACGCGCAATTATGCACGCGACTTCATGAATCACAACGACACCAAGATCGGTAAAGACTACTTCATCATGAAGCTGGAAGAAGCCGGCGTCGCTTGCTATGACTATTCCGGCAACGGTCGTACACCCAGGCAGACCAAACGCCAAGTGATCCACCTTGGTGACGCCATCCTACCATGGATCATCTTCGAGCAGTCAGAGTTCACCAGGGTGCTCCAGTGGCTAAAGGATCAGTCGATTACCGAGACCAAGGGTGTCTTCACTGACCTTACCGCAACCATCAATGGATTCACGTTCGTCTTTGGCCTTGGGGGAATCCACGGCTCCATCGAATCAGAAGTCGTTGAGTCAGATGATGAGCATGTGATCATTGACCTCGATGTCACGTCGTATTACCCGAATTTGGCCATCACCAATGGATTCCACCCGGCACATCTCGGCAAAGAGTTTGTCAGCATCTACAAGCACCTGTTCGAGCAGCGCAAGCAGTATCCCAAGAAGTCCGCAGAAAGCGCGATGCTGAAGCTGGCACTCAATGGTGTCTATGGTGACAGCAACAATCAGTTCAGCGTGTTCTATGATCCGCTGTACACCATGACCATAACGCTCAATGGGCAACTGCTGCTATGCCTGCTGGCTGAAGGGCTGATGACGATCCCAGGGCTGCGCCTGATTCAGGTGAACACTGATGGGTTGACTGTGCGGGTGCCGCGCAAGATGAAGGTGATGGTCGATATGGTCCGCGCTGCTTGGCAAGAGCGCACCGGCTTGAACCTCGAAGAGGTGGTCTACAGGGCCATGATGATCCGAGATGTGAACAACTACATATCGATCTACGAGGATGGCGGTACCAAGCGCAAGGGTGCTTACGAGTGGAAGGTGGGCTGGCACCAAAACGCCGGCGGTCTGGTGATTCCCAAGGTGGCCGAGAAGGTGCTGGTCGAGGGCGCACCGATCCGACAGACCGTGATGCAATGGCCAGACATCATGGACTTCATGTTGCGCACCAAGGTACCGCGCAGCAGTTACCTGGCAATCGAGTGGGGTGATCAGCAGCCTCAGCAGTTGCAGAACACCACTCGATACTATGTCGCCGAGGGTGGTGGTCGACTGTTCAAGTGGATGCCTCCGCTCAAGGGTAAGCAAGAGTGGCGCAAGATCGGCGTCGAGAGTGGGTGGGGAGTTCAGCCGTGCAACGACATTCGTGACGCTGGTCGTCTCCCGATTGACTTTGATTACTACATAAGAGAGGTTGAAAAACTATGTCTGGGAATAGCGTGAGTCTTTGTGACGATTGTGAAACGGTAGAATGTTGCATGAGTAACGGGTGTCGTGTTCCTATAATACAGCCATGTGATATTCGAGAAGTGTCATATAAAGAACGGGAAGATTGGAAAATGAGGGGGGCATTGACGCAGCAGGTTGCGGGCACCCATTACAAAGATATGGTGATCCAGCCGGTGGAGTATGTTCACGCCAATGGTCTTGGGTATTTCGAGGGGAACGTAATCAAATATGTCAGCAGGTGGCGCAAGAAGGGAGGTCTTTCCGATCTAGAGAAAGCAAAACACTACATTCAGCTTCTGATCGAGTTGGAGAGCGGTCATGTTGGAAAAGCAGATTGAAGCAAAGGTCTGCGAGTACGCCAAGACCAAGGGTGCACTGGTCTACAAGTTCACCAGCCCAGCCCGTGCCGCCGTGCCCGACCGCCTGTTCATTGCACCAGATGGGCGCATGTGGTTCTGCGAGTTCAAGCGAGGTGGTCAAAAGCCCACGGCGGCACAGGATCGGGAGCATCACAGGTTGCGTGGACACAGGGTGACTGTGTTCGTGGTAGACAACGTGGAAGATGGTAAGACGATGGTCGACATAATGGTGATGGGATTGGAATAAATGACATGCGAACAATGCACCTTTTTGCAGGAGTCGGTGGTGGACTTCTCGCAGACCTCATCCTTGGACATACCCCAGTGGTTGCAGTCGAATGGGAACCCTACGCCTGCCGAGTTCTTAGAGAGAGAGCAATTGAGGGATGGTTTCCCGAGTTGGATGTCTGGGAAGGAGATGTCCGAGACTTTGACCCATCCGAATATGCCGGACGAGTGGACTGCATTCATGCAGGATTCCCTTGTCAAGACATTAGCACTGCTGGAAAACAAGCAGGAGTTGTTGAGGGAACCCGATCAGGTCTTTACCGAGAAGTCTTGCGAATTGCTGGCGCAATTAGACCCGATGAACTCTACTTGGAAAATGTCGCCGCAATTAAAAGCAACGGACTTGAAACGGTACTCAAAGACTTGGCCGTCTTGGGGTATGACTGTCGGTGGTTGTGCATACGAGCATCCGATGTCGGGGCGAACCATCACCGCGACCGATGGTTTTGCCTTTGTCGCAACACCGACCACCAAAGCCAATCAACTGATGCCGTCCATGATGAAGCACCCCGGTTGCGTGAATCTCGCCAAATTGATGTTGCCGACTCCGACAGCACACAACGCGAAAGAAGGCGGTTATCCAGCGGAAGGAACACGGAACACACCTTCTCTGGAGTGGGTGATTGGTGGAAAAATAAACCCGCAATTCACGGAGTGGATGATGGGGTTCCCTTTAGATTTCACCGCCTTAAATCAATCGGAAACGCGCAAGTCCCGCTCCAAGCGGCAATCGCGTACCGATTACTCAAAGGATGATTTACCCGAATGGTTACGAACATGCTGACCCCTGACCTGCTCCACGACTACCAAAAAAAGGCGGTCAACTTCCAGTGCACCCGTCCACAATCGATGCTATGGTTGGACATGGGGTTAGGTAAGACCATCATCACGCTGACCAGCCTCACACATCTTCTGACCACCGGGTTCCTTCGTGGCGTGATCATCGTGGCTCCGATCCGCGTGATCCGGCTGGTGTGGCGACAGGAGGCTGCGAAGTGGGAGCACACCAGGCACCTCAGGTTCAACATGGTCACGGGCACCAAGGATCAGCGCACCCGTGCTCTCCTGCGCCCTGCTGACGTGTACCTGGTGAACTATGAGAACCTCGGCTGGCTGGCCGAAACGATCCAGACCTACTTCGTCAAGAAGGATCGCCCGATGCCGTTCAACGGGATCATTTGGGACGAGATCAGCAAGATGAAGAACTCCAGCACGAACCGGGTCAAGGCGTTTCGCAAGATCGCTGACCAGTTCGACTGGTCCACGGGCCTCACCGGTACCCCGGCCAGTAACGGCTACAAAGACCTACACGGTCAGTTCCTTGTGGTGGATCGCGGGGAGCGACTGGGCACCAGCAAGACGGCGTTCCGCACTCGGTTCTACCGCAAGGTGGGACCGTACAAAGAGGTGCCGTATGAGGACACCGAGGACACCATCAAGAAGCTGATCGGTGACATCACGCTGGAGATGTCGGCCGAGGACTACAACCCGCTGCCCGATCTGATCGTGAACAACGTGGAGATCGAGATGCCCGACGATCTGCGGGCCAAGTACGACCGGCTGGAGAAAGAGTTTTTCATGGTGCTTGACAGTGGTAAGGAGATCGAGGTGTTCAACCAGGCTGCGCTGACCAACAAGTGCTTGCAGTTCAGCAACGGTGCCATGTACCCGATTGCCGGGATGCCGCTGTGGGAGCCTGTGCATGACATGAAGCTGGACGCGCTGGAGGACATCATCGACGAGGCCCAAGGCTCACCGATTTTGTGCGCCTACGCCTACCGGTCTGACGCCGAGCGGATCATGGAGCGGTTCAAGGCGCTGCGCCCGATCAACCTGACCGAGTGCAAGAGCGAGGCGTCCCTGACCAACGCGATGCACCGGTGGAAGACTGGCGACTGTCAACTGATGATCGGCCATCCGGCCAGCATGGGTCACGGCATCGACGGCCTCCAGAAGAACGGCCACATTCTCGTGTGGTACGGCCTCAACTGGTCGCTGGACCTGTACGAGCAGTTTAACGCCAGGGTGCGCCGCCAAGGACAAGGTGCCCCTGTTATGTGCCATCGTCTCTTGATGCGAAACACCCTTGATCAAGCACAAGCACTGGCCCTCGACGAGAAGGCCACAACCCAAGCCGGGCTGCGTAACGCAGTCAAGCAATATC